GAGAATACTCAGTTGCTGGCTGAAGTCACGCTGGAAGTTAAGAACGAAGCAGCACATGGCATTATCGCTGACTTGGATATGTCGCTGTAATTAGTAGCAAATCCTCCTAGCCTACGGGCTAGGGGGAACTACAAAAGGATTTTATGAGTACTCCGATACGGACTCAGACAGTATTTGCAGACGGTGATGGTGGAATCGTCATCGAGACAAAACAGGATGTAACCGAGATCATTGAGGCTAACAAGGCTCAGTTAGATTTCGACAAAGCTAGGACAGGGCATCTTAACGAGTTGCACCATGTAGCCAGAATACCCTTTACGGTGATTGATGTACTGAACCAGAAAGGGATTATGAGAGGCTTTCACATAGTGGACGAGGGTGGATTTGCCAAGTGGCTTAACGATCCTGACAATGCTGTTTGGAAAACGTATCGAGGTACAGTATGAGAGTTGGTGTATGTGTTCCTGCAAGGGATGAGGTTCATACAGCGTTTGCGTTTGACTTTGCGAAGATGGCTGCACATGATGCGTCTGTCCGATGCAAGGATGGTAAAGGCGGGTTAAGTCTTTACACAATGCCGGGAACGCTGATATTTGACCAGCGTGAGAAGTTGGCAGAGGTAGCGTTGAAGGAAGGCTGTGATGCGTTGTTCTTTGTGGACAGCGATATGCGGTTTCCTCCTGACATCATTACCATTCTGCTAAGTCGTAATGTGCCGATTGTTGGCGTTAATGCGACTACGAGAAGGAAGCCTGTAACACCGACGGCTAAGATAATGACCAAGTATATGGACGGGGAGACGTTAGTCCATAAGTGGGAGAACATTGATAGTCGTGGCAAAGAGGGTATTGAGGAGGTTACAGCGGTTGGATTTGGTGCTGTACTGATTCGCAAAGAGGTATTTGAAAAGACGGGTAGACCTTGGTTTGATGCTGGATGGGGTAAGTCTGGGGTATGTGGTGAGGACGTTTATTTCTGCGTTAAAGCTGCTTCAGAGGGATTCCAGACCTACGTTGACCATGAGCTATCTATGCACATTCGACACATAGGAACCTATGAGTACGGATGGAAAGATTTTGAGCAGCTAGAGGAATAACATGGCATTTACGAGCTATAGCGACCTAAAGACTACGATAGCGAACTATCTAGCTCGTAGTGACCTAACTACCGTTATTCCTGACTTTATCCGACTAGCGGAAGAACGGCTAAGACGAGACATTCGTACTCGTCAGATGCTTGTCGTTGCCACAGCGACAACGACTGGTGGTGATTCTACGGTAGGCTTACCGACTGATTTCCTAGAGATGCGCGACATACACCTGAACACAACTCCTGTGTTTACGTTGCGCTACAAGGCTCCTAATAGCTTCTACGAGACTGCCAGAACGACTGAGAGTGGCAGACCTGTGGACTACACGATTCTCGGCTCAGAGATTCAGTTAGCTCCGATTCCAGATACCGCATATACGTTGCAAATGTTGTACTACTCTAAGCCTACGCTATTGAGTGATTCGAACACGAGTAATGTATTCCTAGCGAACTATCCTGATGCGTTGCTATATGCGTCGTTAGGGGAAGCAGAGCCGTATCTGATGAATGATGCTCGGTTGCAGACTTGGGGTGCTTTGTACGAACGTGCAATAGCGGCTATCAATACGTCTGACCAGTCGAGTGAGTACAGCGGTCAACCTATGTCAATGTCTTATAACGTGAGGTAAATCATGGCAGAAATGTCGAACTATCTTGAGGACGCTCTGATTAACGCTACCTTGCGTAATACGAGCTATACCAGCCCGGCAACAGTTTATGTCGGTCTATTTACGTCTGATCCTACTGATGCGAACACAGGTACTGAGGTATCTGGTGGCTCGTATGCTCGTACTGCGGTGACGTTTGGTGCGCCTAGTAACGGTGTGACAACGAACTCAGCGAGTGTCGTGTTTCCTACGGCTACTGGCTCATGGGGAACGATTGGCTGGATCGGTATCTTGGACGCTTCTACTAGCGGGAATCTTCTGTATCACACAGCTTTGGATGAGGCTAAGACTGTTGGTACAGGTGATATTTTCACGATTTCGAGTGGCAACCTTAGCGTGACGTTGGCTTGATATGCCTTTCATCGTTAATGATCGGGTAAAGGAAACGACTGCTACGACGGGTACAGGTACTGTCACGTTAGACGGTGCTTCTCCGGGGTATCAGACGTTTGCGGCTGGCATTGGTAGCGGCAATAACACCTATTACGCGATTGTTCTAGGGAACGAATGGGAAACCGGAATAGGTACGGTAGGAAGTGGTACGTTAAGCCGGGATACCGTTCTACAGTCATCCAATAGTGATGCGAAGGTCAACTTTTCTGCTGGCTCTAAAGAAGTCTTTGTAACGTATCCAGCGGACAGGGCTATCTACAAAGAGACATCGGGTAATGCGGTTCAGTTTCCTATTTGGGAAGGAACCCCGACTATTGCTAGTTCTTACACAATTAGCAATGGAAATAGGGCAATGAGTTTAGGTGCGATAACGATTAACACGAATATATCGGTGACTGTGCCTACTAGCAGTTCATGGCTAGTTTTTGGTTAAGGAAAGAACATGAGTAACTTAAAAGTTCAGGGTAATGCGAGTGGTTCAGGCACACACACTTTGCAATCTGCTAATACGAATAGCAATATCAGCCAGACATTACCTGCTGCTGACTCGGTGACGTTGGGTTACTTGAATATTCCTGCTGTAGGAACTAAGACTAGCTCGTATACCTTAGCGACTGGTGATGTTGGTAAATATGTTCAGGTAGGCACTAGCGGCTCTATAACGATCCCTGATGCAACGTTTTCAGAAGGTGATGCGATTGTTATTGCTAATAATACGAGTGGAACTATAACGATTACCTGCTCGATTACGACTGCTTACATAGCTGGTACGGATTCAGACAAAGCCACAATGACATTAGCCTCCAGAGGTGTAGCGTCTATCTTGTTCCTAAGTGGAACTGTTTGCATCGTATCGGGGAATGTCTCGTGAGTGGGATTCTTTCAGCTTTTATTGGCAGGGTTGCTGGTGTCGTAACAGATGCCTATTTCAACCTAGTTACGTTACTGCTTCCCGGCAACGGTACGAACGGAGCGCAGAACAACACGTTTCTAGATTCGTCTACTAACAACTTCACCATCACTCGTAACGGCAATACGACGCAGGGTACGTTCAGCCCTTTTAGCCAAACGGGGTGGAGTAACTTTTTTGATGGTACGGATGATTATATTGCTGTAGCAGATAACGCAGTATTACGCCCCGGAGCATCTAACTTTACTCTTGAGGCTTGGGTTTGGAGAAACGCTTCTGGTGCTGCTCATACGATTTATGCTAAAGGTGGTGCATCAACTGGAATAGTGTTTCAAGTAACTTCTACCAATGTCTTGCGGTTTACGCATACCACAACAAACATTGATTCAACTGGAACTATTGCGGCAAACGCATGGACACACGTTGCTGTAGTCAGAGAAGGAACTAGTACGAATCAAACTAAGCTATATATTAATGGTACACAAGATGGTCAAGGTACTGTTAGTACAGACTTTACACAGACGGAAGAAGTTAGGATAGGAACAGACAGAAGTGCTGCGGCAGATTTTAATGGCTATATCTCAAACTTGCGTTTTGTTAAAGGAACTGCGTTATACACAGGAGCCTTTACCCCAAGTACGTCACCATTAACGACCACTAGTCAAGGTGCTACAGCAACAGAGGTTGAGTTACTTACTTGTCAATCCAACCGTTTTGTTGACAATAGTAGCAATGGATTTACTCTTACTATAACTGGCACACCATCTGTACAAGCCTTCAGCCCATTTGCGCCTACTGCTGAATACAGCGCAGCTACTGTAGGTGGTAGTGGGTATTTTGATGGTACGGGGGATTATCTGACTACACCAAGCACAGCAGTATTTAACGTGGGTACAGGTAACTTTACTGTAGAAACGTGGATATACCCTAATGCAATTACCGCTAATACTCTTTTGTTTATTTCCTTTAACACAAGTAATGGCATTGGCGTTGGATTTCAAGCAACGAACGCATGGGGGTTGGTAAATTCTGGTGTCGCATGGGTTTTCACCACTTCAACAATGCCTACGGTGGGGCAATGGAATCATCTTGTTGTTTGTCGAGGCGGTACTGGCACAAATCAAACAGCAATCTTCCTTAACGGAACTAGAGTTGCAACCGGAACAGTAACAACTTCATTTTCACAAACATCAGCGTATGGAATTGGATATGACGGTGCGAATACTGCATTTAATGGATACATGTCTTCGTTGCGTGTGGTGACTTCAGATGTATATGGATTTAGCAACTCAACAATTACCGTTCCAACAGCACCGCTTACAGCCATCACAAACACGCAACTGCTGCTGAATTACACCAACGCTGGCATCACAGACGCTACTGCCAAGAACGTGCTGGAGACAGTAGGCAACGCGCAGATAAGCACGACGCAGAGTAAGTTTGGTGGTAGCTCGATGTACTTCGATGGTACGGGGGATTATTTAATACCGAACGCAGGTACAACTGACTTGTATGCGTTTGGCAGCGGTGATTTTACGGTGGAAATGTGGATTTACCAAACAGGTAGCGGTACATTTGCGCTTTATGATACACGTCCAAATAATACAAACGGTGCGTATTTAAACATTTCAAGCACATCAGGACAACTAGAGGTTTATGTAAGCAGTTCTTCCATATTATTAGCTGGAACCATATCTCTAAACACATGGACTCATATTGCGGTTAGTAGGTCTGGAACTAATCTTCGTGGTTTTATAAACGGCGCACAAGTAGGTTCAACTGTCACTAACAGCACAGTATTTTTAGGAAGCGCGCAAAGACCTGTTATCGGAGCAAGCGGATTTAATGTTACTCAGTTTAACTTTAACGGCTACATTGATGACTTGCGAGTGACTAGAGGTCATGCGCGGTACACCAGCAACTTCACAGCACCAACTGCTGCTTTCCCGCTGCAATAAGGACTGACCATGCTCTACTCTAAAAACGGAAGTATTCCAAAGCCAGAGACAGACGGCACAGAGGGCTGGATTGAAGTGCCTGATGCACCTGAA